ATTATTGTAAGTCTAAAAATATTGAGTGTATTGCACACCCAATAGGAAAGAATTTATGTTTAGTTGTAACCCCTGTTTTTAGTAGAAAATTTACACTCGAGGCACTTAAATATATAGACGATGTGTTAATCTCAGTAAAAGTTAATAGATAAGTAATATATAAACTTTGGAATTTATGATAAAAGTTGGTAGTGATTTTAGTGGAGTGGGTGCTTTTGACCAGGCACTAAGAAGGTTAAATATTGAGTATCAGACGATGTTTAGTTGTGATATGGACAAGTATGCAAGGCAGACTTATATTGAAAATTATGGTGAGCCTAAGTATTACCCGGAGAACGTGTATAACAGAGATATACCGAAAGACAGTTTAGACATTTATATGACTTCACCCCCTTGTCAATCTTTTAGTTTAGCTGGAAAGCGAAAGGGTGAGGATTCGGTAAATGGTGTTTTATTTTACAATTCTCATGAGTTTATAATGAAGAACAATCCGAGGTATTTTATTTTTGAGAATGTCAAGGGTTTATTGAGTGATGCAAAGGGTAGGACTTTTCAGACTTGGCTTGATATGTTGGGTGGAAAGAGTGTAAATGGTAATCCTGTTATATTCCCAAGGGAGGATTCGACACCTTATCATGTTTATCATCAAGTATTAAATTCTAAGAATTACGGAGTACCACAAAACAGAGAAAGGATTTTTATTATAGGCATTAGAGATGATAAGGATAATAATTTCCAATTCCCGAAACCTTTTCATTTAACTAAAAGATTAAAAGATGTTTTAGAGGATGAAGTTGACGAGAAGTATTTTTTGAGTGATGATAATATTGATAATTTACTAATATACAACAAAAGGCAAACCGAAAAAGGAACGGGATTTTCTGCAAAATTTAGAGATATTGAAGTAGTGAAAACTATGGACGCTCTAAAGTGTGGAGGTGGTGGAAAAGATGATTTAATTAAGGTAAACTCCGCAACTAATATTGGTAAAGGTGTGGCACAAACTTTAGACACACAATGTAATCAAGGGGTTATGATTGGAGCAATAAGAGGCAGAAACACACAAAACAAGGAAAATAAACAAATGTTAGAACTGAATAAAAACGGAACTTCAAACTCTTTAACAACGGTTCAGAAAGATAATGTGGTTTTTATTGCAGACTATAGAGCTGATGAAGGTTTACGAATTAGAAAAGATAATGTTTCGCCTTGTATGACATCATCAATGAGAGGCGGAGAATGGAAAGCGAACAGAGGTACAAGAAACCCGCCTATTGTAGGTTTAAAAAGTAAAATAAGACGATTAACACCAAGAGAATGTTTTAGGCTTATGGACTTTACAGATTCTTTTAAAATGCCATGTAGTAACTCTCAGATGTACAAACAAGCTGGGAATAGCATAGTGGTGAATGTTTTAGCAGAAATAATAAATAAACTGAATTTATGAAAAAAAACAAATACCAGATCGGTGTTATTAGATACGTAATTGAAGAATCTAATTCAACAGATGAAGCAATATTGCAAGCCGAGAAAAAAGGACTTATAAAACTTGAAGAAATTATATCATGTAGAAAGATAAGCAAGTGAGAAAAATTAGCATTATAACTGAAATTAAAAACGGGAAATTGATCCGGAACCAAAACTTGATTAAAAAGGCAATTGAATCTTTTGAGGGAAAAATAATAGTAATGGAGTTAAAAGTAAACAGGAACAAAAGAAGTAATAACCAGAACCGATACTATTGGGCCGTAATAGTTCCAATATGGCAAAATATCATTGAAACCGAGTGGGGCGAATATTACGGGAAAAACGAAATGAACGAGTTTTTAAAATATAATTGTAATTTTGTAGAGAAGGCAACCGATTCTGGCGAGGTTTTAAGAACAGTAAAATCTTCAACCACAAATGACACCAAAGAACAAGAAAGGTTCCATGATGCAGCTAGAAAATTGGCTATGGAGATGTTTAATACCGATATACCTTTGCCAAACGAACAAATAACAATAAATTAGCATGAAAGATTCTACCTTTAAAAAGCATTGTTTAGTAGCGGACGAATGGTTTGTAAATGGTTTTAATGGTGTAAAGGCTTATCAAAAGTTCTACCCAAAATCTAACGAAATTTCTGCCGATACAAGTGCTCGACAAATCCTCGGAAATCCTCGGATAAAACTTTACATTGATGAAAAGAGTGAAAACACTTCTGTAGAGCTACATATAACGCTTGTGGGGCAGTTAAAAAAGTTAAACGACATATACCTCCACAAAGACACAAAAACCAATGACAAGGTAAATTGTATAAAAGAACAAAACAAACTGTTAGCATTGTACAAGGAACACAATGAGCAGAAAAGCACGAAAATTGATTTATCTATTTACAGCGATGAAGAAATTGCAAAAAAACTTAAAGAAATTGCCGATAACAATTAAAACAAAAGATGATCTTTGTGAGTTGATTTACCAAAATTCAATACGCAAATCAAGGAAAAATTTAATTGATTTCACAAAAAACACATTGGATGGGTTTCAAGTGGAGCCATACCACGACAAATATTACACGCTTTTAGATGCTTTTGCAAAGGGCAAGATAAAGCGGTTAATGGTTACTATGCCACCACAACATGGCAAATCTGAGGGTTCAACAAGAAGATTACCAGCACAAATACTAGGTTTGAGGCCAGATGCAAAAGTTGCGGTTGCCTCTTATAATACAACATTTGCAAGTAAATTCAATAGGGATATACAAAGGATTATTGATACCAAATTGTACCACGATATATTTCCAGAAACAACACTAAACGCTTCAAATGTGGTTACAGTTTCTTCCAACTATTTAAGAAATTCCATTGAATTTGAGATTGTAAATAAAAAAGGTGGTTTAAAATCGGTGGGCCGGGGTGGAGCATTAACGGGAAACAAAGTTGATGTGATGATAATGGATGATTTGTATAAAGATTACATGGAGGCAAACAGTCCGATAATACGCGAAGCGGTTTGGGATTGGTACACAACGGTTGTTGATTCAAGACTACACAACAATAGCCAACAATTAATCGTGTTTACCAGGTGGCATGAAGAAGATTTGATTGGTAGGTTAGAAACATTAGGCAAAGTAAAAACCATTAATTCCATTGAAGATATTGAAAACACACCATTAAAACATGATGAATGGTATAAGGTTAACTTTCAAGCCATAAAGACCGGAGAACCAACCCCAATTGATCCAAGAGTGGAGGGTGAGGCACTATGGCCCAGCGTTCACAGTAAACAAAGTTTATTGTCGACAATGGAAATGGATGTTGAAAAATTTGAATGTTTATATCAAGGAAACCCGGAAAGTAAAGAGGGGCTTTTGTATTCTACCTTCAAAACCTATGATGATCTTCCAGAGTTTAAGCAAATAAAGAACTACACCGATACAGCCGACACCGGACAAGACAAATTGTGTTCAATTGTTTACGGAATTGCACTTTCCGGAGCAGATAAACACCTCTATATTTTAGATGTATTATACACAGATGAACCAATGGAGGTTACAGAGCCAAAAACTATTGATTTGTTAAACAGAAACGATGTAAATGTTTCCAATATAGAATCGAATAATGGTGGAAGGGGTTTTGCTAGAATAATACAAGAGGGAACAAAGAAGTGCCACGTTCAATGGTTTCACCAGAGCAGCAACAAAGAAGCAAGGATTTTTAGTAATTCTGCAACAATTAACAGCCGGGTAGTTATGCCGAAAGATTGGTTTTTAAGGTGGCCCAAGTTTTACAACGATGTTACCAAATACAAAAAGCTGTTTAAAGCCAATAAATTTGATGATGCACCCGATACATTAACCGGGATTGTTGAAATTGAAAACGTGCCGGAGGTGTTTACCTTTTAATGTGGTGATTTTATAATAGTTATTTTTGTTAACTTTACACGCATATACATAAAAAAATGATTCTAAATAAATTCAAGGGTTTTTTTAATTCAACCAAGAAACGTACACAAAATCTATTTAATGAATCTTTTTTGTCTTGGGTGGGATCCTCTGGAACCAAATACGACACCAATGGTAAAACGTACCTAGAAAAGGGCTATAATATAAACAGCGTGGTGTATTCTATTATCCAGCAGCAATCAAGAAAAACGGCCCATATTCCATTTTTTATAAAGAAAGTTGAAAAAGAAAGTGAGGCAAAAACATTTATAAGGGAGGTAAAGCAAGCCAATGTTTCACAACCACAAATGAAACTTCTATTAAAAAACCTTGAAAAGAAGGCATTTTTGCAAGGCGAGGGGCATTTGAATATGCCTATTTTAAAACCAAATGTTAGCCAGAGTTGGAATGAGTTTATATCACTTTACAAAACCATGTTGAAGCTAAATGGTAATGTGTACATTTATATGCTGGCACCCGATGAAGGTGCAAAAAAAGGGGTTCCAATGGGGTTTTATATTTTACCTAGCCACATGGTAAATATTGTATTAAAAGTAAACGCAGATCTTTTAAGTGATGAATCACCGGTGGATCATTACACGATGATTGAAAATAGTAATTATATTGAATTTCCAGCAGATAGCATTGTACATATAAAATACCCAAACCCTAACTTTGATTTGTTGGGAAGCCATTTGTATGGCGCAAGCCCTTTAAGGCCAGCACTAGATAATATTGAAAGTTCAAATGAGGCAATGAACCAAAATATTAAAACACTTAAAAATGGTGGTTCTTATGGTTTTGTTCATGGTAAAAGCCAAGCAATTACACCAGACCAAGCCAAGGAACTAAAAAGCCGTTTAAAAGAAATGGATGATAACCCGGAAAGACTTTCAAGGATTGCCGGTATTAGTGCCGAGATTGGTTTTACAAGACTTTCACTAACCACCGATGAACTAAGGCCGTTTGAATATTTGGATTACGATCAAAAACAGATATGTAATGTTTTGGGATGGAGTGATAAACTTTTGAATAATTCAGAGGGTGCAAAATATGACAATGTAAAAGAATATCGTAAACAAGTGTTAACAGATGATATCCTGCCGGATTTAGATTTGTTGGAGGCGGCATTTAATGAAATTATATTGCCAAGGTTTAAAGAGTACGAAAATACACTTCTTTATTTTGATGCAACTACACTGCCAGAAATGCAAGCAGATATGAACACCTTAACTCAATGGTTAAGTAGGGCCTTATTGGATGGTGTTATATCAAGAAACGAATACCGGGAGGCCATGAACTATCCTAAACAAGATAGTGAATATTTTGAAATGTTTACAACCAAGATGGGTATTGTTCCAATGGAAGAAATATTTGTTGAAGAACAACCCGATTTATTGATCGATGAAGAAAAAGCAATTGTTTACAAAGCTGGATTTGACAAGAACCAACCAAGAGGGGAAAACGGCCAATGGGGTGGCGGTGTAAATAATTCAAGTTTTAAAGATTGGTTTAAAGGCTCAAAAGTAGTTAACAAAGATGGATCACCGAAAAAAGTTTATCATGGAACGTGTGCAGATTTTGAAGATTTTGATCTGAAAAAACTAGGTAGTGGAGCAGACCAATATGGGGCCGGTTTTTATTTTGCTGGTGATCCAGAACAAGCAAATGGATATTCGGGTTGTGAGGGAGGTAATATAAAAAGTGGATTTTTAAATATAAAAAATCCAATATTAGAGGGTTCTTTTATAACCAAAGACCAAGTAAAATCACTATTAATAAATTCACCAGATTTTGAAGATGTTTTATATAATTTTGGTGATTGGGGATCATTAGGTAAAGAGGTGGTGTTACAAAAAGCGGTTGATTCTTATTATCACAGATATGGTGATGGAAGGTTGGCCGGGGCCATTGTGGATAGTATAAATGGTGATTTTTACAATGGTTTAGATAGTGAATTTGTAACACAATTAACAAAAAGCACCGGTTTTGATGGTAGGATTATAGAAGATAGAGATATTTATGTAATGTTTAACCCAAGTCAATTCAAATACACTATTGGGACAGATACAACAAAGAAATTAACATTTTCGTTTATCACCACTAAATGACAAAAACCCAATACAAAAAGTGGTATTTAAAACAATTGAGGGCTTATGAGCGAACAACATCTTCAATCGTAAAAAAGCACCTCAAAAACACACTTATAAAAGTTGCAAAACAGAAACCAACCCAAGAGAATTATAAAATTCTTTTAGAAAAAGAGATAAACAACAAAGCCATTTTAAAGATGCTTTTGGAG